GATCTCCCCCATCTGCTCCTTGAACTTCACCTCTTCCCGGGCGGCGTCGAGGCGCATCTGCCCCAGCTTCAGCTCGTTGTCCAGGCGGGACTGCTCTCGGGTGCGCTGCTGCTTGTCGTATTCCTGGTCGAACTGGGCCTGCTTCTGGAGGACCGCCTGGTACTGGCTGCTCTTCTCGCCGTAGGTGGTCTTGACGTAGGCGACCTCTTCGGCCATCAGGGACTTGCGGGCGTCCCAGTTGGTCTTCTCCGAGGTCATCTGGCGGTCGAGCTCGGCGATGTGGTCCTTGGCGCCCTCCTGGGCGAGGGCCTTGTTGACCGCATATAGCTCCCGGCTCACCGCCAGGTATTCCTTGGAGCCTTCGGCGCACAGGGCCAGCTTCGCCTCCCAGAACTCCTTTTCTTTTTCCTTGGAGAAATCCAGGAAGGCGTTCTGCTCGGTCTTGAGCTGCTCCAGCTCCTCCTTCCACTGCGCCAGCAGGCCCGGGGCCCCACCACCGGCGCCGCCTTTGGTCTTATCTAATGGCGTGAATTTAGCGCCTGTCGGGGGCCGTGTCCCGGCCCCTTCTTCGCCGCCATAGCCCATTCCCTTTGTGCCGCGCCCTCCCAGATCGGGCCCATATTTGGCCAGATAGGCTAGACTACCTTCTGACCCTGACCAGGCTACATTCATTTCTCTTATTTTCGTAGTTACCCACTCTAAAAGACTTGCCAATTTCATTAAAATTGGGATAACGCCCTCTCCAACTTTATATTTTAAAACGTCCCATTCCAGGTTTAGATCGGCCATGCCTGCCTTAAAATCCCGGGCTTTTTTAACATCATTTTCCCCCATTTCTATCCCGAGTTTTCGGAGATGCTCGACGCAATCCGCCACGTTTTGCCGATTTACAAGGAGCAGCTCATTTATGTTCTGCACCCGGGCGCCGAAGGCCGCCAGGGCCGCCTGGTTGCGCTGGTGGCCGACCTCGTATTTTCCCAGGGCCTCGGTGACCTTGAAATAGATGGCCTCCAGGCCGGCGTTCAGGTCGATGTTGACGCCCACCTGGCGCCCCATGTCCACCACCGCGTCGCCGTTGGTCTTGATATTCCTTTCGAGCATGCGGAGGGCCTGCGAAACGGTATCGCTGCTTACCCCCATTCGCTCATAAGCGTGCTGTATGGCCGCGGCATCCTGAACGCTGATCCCCATCTGGTTGGAGAGCTTCTTGGCCTCCAGGATCATGTTGACATACTGGTCCACCGCGCCCTTGAACAGGGCACCGCCCGCCAGCAGGGCGCCCAGCCCCATGAAGGCGGCGCCCAGGCCGGAAATGGCGGTGGTAATTTGGGAAATCTGGGAGGTGATCTGGCCGTGCATCTCCTTGAAGCTGTCGGCTATCTGGGAAGTGGCGCCGGAGGATCCCTGGCCGAGCTTGTCCAGGTCGGCCTTCATCTGGGCGGTGGCGTCGCTCACCGTGCTCTTGGCCTGGTCGAAGCCGGCCTGGAGCTCGTCGGCGGTGGCGCCTATCTGGACGTCGATGCGGTCGTCGCCAGCCATGTTAAACCCCAGTGATCAGTGATCAGTAATCAGTAATCAGTGATTTGCGGTCCGCCATTCCTTTGCTTTTGCCTTTACTGATCACTGGCCACTGATCACTGATTACTATTTACTTTTCCCATGTTACTTATGTTACTTATGTTACTTTGCCGCCGAAGGAGGCCCAAAGGTCCTTCAGCTCCTCCAGGGTGCCGTAGCGGCCGCTGGCCGCCGCCTCCGGGCGGCTAGAAGCCGCCCCTACAGCCGCCCCTACAACCGCCCCTACGTCCGCGGGCGCCTCATAGCCCAGGTAGGCGGCCACCAGGTCGCCCACCGGGGGGTGGATGCGCCAGTAGCGCTGCAGCACGTAGAGGCGGGGCAGCGTCATTTCCTGCCCGACGTGGTCCCAGGTCCAGCCGGTGAGGCTGATTACTCGGCCGTAGATGTAGGCCCAGTCGGGACGCTCCCCGCCTCCGGTTCCCCCGGGGCTTGCCTCGCCAGACCCGAGACCTCCAGGAGTTGGCCCACCGCGCCGGGGAAGTTGGCCAGGTCCAGCCCTTCCTTGACCTCGGCCAGGGTCAGCTCCGGGTAGTTGCGGACCAGGGCGGCGTGCAGCAGCTCCGCGGCCTCGCCCAGGCGCTGCACCAGGTCCACCGGCCCTTCCTTACCCCAGCCCTGGATCACCGGCCAGTATTTCTCCAGGGCCGCCAGGTTGAGGGGGGGAAGCACATAGTCCGCCCCCCCGAGCCTCAAGGGGACGCCGTCCAGTTTTGGCTCCATCGTTAACTCCTAAAGTGATCAGTTATCAGTAATCAGTAACCAGTTTGCCTTTACTGATCACTGGCCACTGATCACTGATCACTATCCTTTTGCCTGGCCACTGACCACTGATCACTGCCCTTAATACGGCAGCGACAGGATGCCGATATTCTCGGCCTGGTCCGCGGCGGCGATGAAGTCGAACTCCGGGATGGCCACGTCGCCCACCTTGGTGGCCAGGGTCAGCTTCTCGCTCATGCAGTTGTTGAGGATCAGCACCGCCCCGGCGGTCCCGGTGATGTTGTCCAGCACGCACATGAAGGTGGGCGCCAGCCCCGCCAGCTGGTTGGTGACGGTCAGGGTCTGCCCCACCGTGGAGACGGTGTAGAGGTAGTCGATGAGGACGGCTGCCCCTTCATCCGCGGCCGCGAAGGTATAGACCCCGGTGGTCTCGTTGACGCTGTAGGCCCCCAGCGCCTCGCTGCCGGCGGCCACCCGGGTGAGCGGGATGCCGGTGGCGGCGTAGACCACCCCCAGGTTTTTGTTGAAGGTGCCGCTGGCAGGCGGCGTGATGGTCACTATGTAGGTGGAGACGGCCGGGACGCTATGCGCCTCGTTTATCGCCGGCAGGATCTGGCCGGTGGCCGGGGTATAGCTCCCGAAAAAGCCGGCGATGACGGCCATGTTCAGCGAGGCCATCTTGCTCTTGCCGGTGATCTTGCCCTGGGCCCGGAAATTGGCCTCGGCGAACTGGTTCTGCCCGAAGACCTGCTTGGAGGTGAAGGCGAACTCCACGCTGCCCTCCTGCAAGACGCCGCATTTCACCGGGGTGGGCACCGCGGGCGAGACCGCGGGCGGGATGAAATACATATTGCCGGTGCCAAACCAAAAGACCTTAACAGCCATGTCAGCCTCCTTTGTAGGGGCGGGTTCTATCCCGCCCGGGGCGGCTTTTTTCTAGCTGCCGCCCCTACATTAAAAAACCAAAATCTCCACCGGGATCAGGGCCACCGCCTGGGGGCCCCAGTCGCCGCCCCCCACGATCTCGATCTTGCCGGCCAGGCGGCAGGCGTTCACCAGGCCGCCCAGGGTCTGCATCTCCTGGCCCGGGGGCGGCGCCAGAGCCGCGGCCACCGCGTCGATGAAGGGGTTGAGCAGGGCCTGGGGCGAGGCCTGCTGGTCGCCGCCCACGTTGACGTAGAGGGCCAGGTCCACGTGGAGCACCCAGCGGGGCGGCATGGTCCAGCTCTGGTACTGGGCGGTCTCGCCCACCTGCTCCATGATCAGGGCCGGCTGCTCCGCGGCGGGCACCTCGTTCCAGTGGCGCACCCGGCGCGAGGCCGAAGTAAGGCCCGGGACCGCGCTTACCAGGCTGAACAGGGCGGCATAGATGGTCTCGCGGCTGGTCACGCTTTAAGCCCCCGGTAATCAGTAATCAGTGATCAGTGATCAGTGACGGCGCCTTTACTGATTACTGTTTACTGATCACTGATCACTATCCTTTAACTCCTTCGGTCACCGCGGCCTCGATGGCCGCCCGGATCCGGCCCTCGTTCTCCCGCAGGCTGGAGCGCAGAAAGGAGCGCTCCGGGTAGCGGGCTACGTGCTCCCGGACGCTGATCTTCCGGGGCTCCTTCACCGGGCGCCCGAAGGCCTGGGTCATCATGCGCATATGCTCCCGGATGGTGAAGGCGCCCCCGTATTCATGCACCCGGGCGTATTTGACGTTGGGGCCCACCCTGGCGGAGAGGCCGTCGCCGCTTAGCTTCACGTTGATGCCGCCCCGGAGGTGGTCGCTGCGGGTGCGCAGCACCTGGCCGGAGAGCTTGCTGGCCTTGACGTAGGCCATGAGGTCGAAGGCCTGGATGGAGATGGCCCGGCGCAGGGCGCCCCGCACCTGCTCCGGCACGCGCTCCAGCCGGGCAATCACTTCCTCCGGGCCGATGATCCAGGCTTGAATCATGGTTAGTTCCCAGTTCCCAGTTCCCAGAGGTTTTATCTTTTGCCCTTGCTTTTACTGGCAACTGGCAACTGATAACTGGGAACTATTTCTGCCTTTACTGATCACTGACCACTGATCACTGATCACTTCTAAAGGCGGGATGCGCTTCGCTTTCCCGCCCTACACTTTCCCGCCCTACGCTTTCCCGCCCTACAAGGGCACCACCCGCTTGTAGCGGTTCAGCATCTGCATGATGGCCGGTGGGATATCCTTGAGGTAGGCCACCGTGCCCATGCCGCCGGGGAGGGCCTTGCTGGACTCGCCGATGCGGGTGCGCCCCTGGTAGCTCAGGGCGCAGAGCTCGATGGCCGCCTGCTCCAGCTCCGGGATGACGCCGCCCAGGGAAGGCGGCAGCCCCAGCACCGCCGTAATCTCCTGCGCCTGCGCCGGGGTATAGGCGATGCCTTTGTGGATGGCCTCAACCAAGATTTTTGAGCCAGCGCCGGCAGGCCCATCTGGATAAGCAGAAGAATCCCCGCTCCAAAGACCGAAAGGAGGGTTAGTGACAGTACTAAAAGGCCAACCTCCATATTGAATATTGATTATGTTTATTGTATCCTCTACACCATTAATATATAAGTGCATAGCGCCATTATTATAAGTCCAGATAATTATGTAATCTATTCCTTCCTGTAATAGCATTGTTCCCTGAAAGTCGGCATTGTACTGCTGGTTGTCTACGGTAGGCCCAAACACAGTGAAGAATAGCGGCTGATTAGGGCCTTGAAAAGCTATAACAATGGAACCATATAGTAGTATTAAATAAGTATTAAATCTCGCTTTCCCTATAAATGAGTAAACAGTCCCAAAATCAGTCAAGTCTATATTATTTGCCGTCCTTACAACACTACTTTCATCCCCGGTAGGATTGCTGATTACCCAGCCCTGGTTAAAAGAGCCGAGAGGCGCACCGGGGGCAGGTGTTAGATTCAGAGCCGCCCCAGCGCTCCCCACATTGCGGTAATCGCCAGTCAGGTCGGGGCGCCAGAGGAATCGGGGAAGCGGCAGGCCGGGGAGCGGCCAGCAGTTGGGGGCGTAGCCCGCGGTGTAGGCAACCTCGACGTTGCCCAGGCCGCGGTTGAAGACGAAGCCGCTGAGGACGATGGAATCCCTCACCAGGCGCCAGCCGGGCGAGATGACGTCCGGGGCCGGCGGGATCCCGACGCCGTCCACGGAGACCAGGGAAACCGCGGTCACCGGGAAATTGCGCAGCATCAGGACCTTGCCGCCGGGCCCGTCGTAGAATTCGTCGTAGCTGGCCGACGCCAGGGAGCGGTTGAGGTAGCGCTCCACCCAGCCGCTCACCGAGGTGATCACCCGCGCCAGCAGGTCATCGTCGGTGGTGCTGCTGATGTTCAGCCACGCCTTGAGGTCGGCCAGGGTGGTCAGGTCCATGTCAGTTCCCAGTTTCCAGTTTCCAGTTATCAGTTATCAGTTATCAGTAATCAGTAATCAGTAATCAGTAATCAGTTTGCGGGTCTCGGGTTTTTTGCCTTTACTGATCACTGGTCACTGATCACTGATCACTTTCTTTTGCCTGATCACTGATCACTTGCCTTTGCGCTTCGCCGCAGGCGCCGGCTCTTCTTCGGCTGCCGCGGCCGGCTCTTCCTCGCTATGAATGGCGTAGCCGGCGTCCAGCAGGGCGGGCACCAGGTGGTCGGGCACGTCCACCACCCCGTCGACTACCGGGAAGTGCTGGTTTTCAAAGCTGACGCCGCCATCGTCTATCAGGGCTTTTAGCTTCATATCCCCTCCGTAGGGGCGGCTTCCAGCCGCCCGGGGCGGGTAGAGCCCGCCCCTACATTCAGTTCCCAGTTCCCAGTTATCAGTAATCAGTTTTGCCTTTGCCTTTACTGATCACTGGCCACTGATCACTGATCACTTTCTTTTGCCTGATCACTGGCCACTGACCACTGATCACTATCCTCTACCCGTTGGCGATGTTGGTGATGATGGCCATCGCCGGCGGGAAGTAGTGTTTGAGCACGCCGTCGAAATAGACGCCGAACTCGTCGGCCCACTGCACCTTGGGCCAGTCCACCGCAATGTAATCGAAGCGCAACTCCAGCTCCCGCACCACCGGCACGTTGGAGAGCGGGTAAGGGATCTCCAGGGCCTCGAAGAGCATGGTGCCCGGAGCCATGTTGGGCTCGATCCTGACCTTTACCCGGTGCGGCCCCCTCGGATCGAAGGGGTTGAGGATGGAGTCCACCACCATGCCGCCCACCAGGCCGCTCTGGTCCGCGGGGACCATGAAGTGGAAGGACTGGGAGGCGGTGGCCCCGGTGCCGGTGAGCAGCTTCTGGGTGATGTTCATGGCCTCCTGGGCGCTCACCCAGACCTGATCGACGCCGATCTTGTAATGATCCCAGAGGTAGCGGAAGACCGCGGTGATCTCCTGGATGCCGCCCTTGCCGTCCGCGGTGAGCGGAGTGCCCACCCCCGGGGTGCCGGTGGGCATGTTGTAGATGTAGCTCCCGGAGCCGGGTTTCCAGGCCTGGTAGAGCAGGCCGTCGTAGACCAGGGCGTTCTTGCTGTAGTCCGTGGCCGCCAGGCTGGCCAGGGTCTGGGTGGAGGCGCCCACCGCGCTCAGGATGACGCTGTTGATGGTGGTGATGGCCGCCAGGGTGGCGTTGCCGGTGGTGCCGATGAACCAGGCGTAGGCCACCGCGCCGGGGACCACCGGGGTGAAGGCGTGCACCGCGGTGCCGCCGCCGCCGGTTTGATGGTCGGTGATGGCGGAGGGAATGGAGGTGCCCCCGTAGTAGGTGGTGGTGCCGCCGTAAGGGCCGGCGTTGCCCCGGGCTATGGTCTGCAGGATCTTGGTGGCCGCAACCGCGGCCCCCAGGGCGGAGATGCCGCCGATGTTCATCAGGCCTTCCAGGGTGAGGGCCACCACCGCCACGTCGTAGTGGGTGGAATTCCCGAGGCTGCCGACGCTGGCGTCATCGACCACCGTGGGCGCCGTGGGGGTGCCCAGGGCCACCGCGGTGCCGTTGCCGCCCAGGTGCAGGCCGTCCTCCCACATGCGCACCGCTTTCAGCAGGTTGAGCCGGGCAGTGGCCCGCAGGTCCTGGAAATTGACGGCGGCGCGCCACGCCTGCTCGGTGACGTAGTCGTCGAAACCGAGGAAGCGGTAAGCGGCGTAGTATTCCTGCATGTTGGTGGAGACCACCCCGCCGCGCTTGCCTTCCGCCACGCCCAGGGAGAGGGAGCCGATGTTGACCCCGGTGATGGCCTTCCAGTTGGCCTGGGAGCCGTAGCCGCCCACCCGCCGGGGGATGGAATCCACCAGGGGCACCAGGTAGGGGAAGAGGTTTTTGGCCGGGGCCTCCAGGTTGTAGGCCTGGAGCCCCTGGGTGGCCACGCTGCTCTGGGTGAAGGCCTTGAAGAGATTGAGCAGCTCGCTATCGGGCCGGTTCAGTTCGCCCTTGATCAGGGCCACTGTTTGCGCCAGCATGATCGGATCCATAGGTTCACTCTCCTTCTAAGTGTTTTCAGTTGCCGCTTCGCAATTCCAGTAATCAGTGATCAGTAATCAGTGATCAGTTTTGCCTTTGCTTTTGCCTTTGCTTTTACTGATTACTGGCAACTGATCACTGATCACTTGCCTTTTCACGGTCTTCCGATGATAAAGGGCTTTTCCATGGCCGCCTTGGTCTGGGCCAGGGCGGTGGCGTGGGCGTCAACGGTGCCGTCGGCCTTCTTGATGGGCTCGACCTTGGCGGCCGGGTCGTCCTGGCCCAGGTCCTGGGCCTTGGAGACCACCCGCAGGGCCGGCCCTCCGGGTTTGGGGATCTCGGCCAGCTTGGCCTGGAGGGACTCCAGGTCCTTTCTCAGGGTGCCGATCTCCTCGTCCTTCTTGCCCAGGACCTCAGTGTTGGCCGCTTCCAGCTTCGCCAGGTCGGCTTTGTGCGCCTCTTCGACCTTCCCCAGGCGCTCCTCGATCAGTTTCTCAATCTCTACCTTCTGCATCTCAATCACCTCGCTTTTTTCCGCTCCCTTGCAGTCGGCGCCCAGGGCGACGGAATGGTCATGGATTCCCTGGATGCGCTCCAGGTCGCCGGCGGAATGGCGGGCCCCGGCCTTGGCCATCATGAACATGGGAGCGCCCGCGCCGCCGCCTTCTGATAAACTGTCTTCCCCCATTTCTGAAATAATGAAGACTTTGAGGGCATCCACCGCGGCCTTCAGGGATTTCAATTGTTCAGGGGGCTCACCCTGCTGGTTCTCTCTGGAAAAAAGGCAAATTAGGCTTGAGGCGGCATTAAGAGCTGTCAGGGCATCATTAATCTCCTCCCCAACATATTTTGCCAGAGCGGCCCCCAGGTCGATCTTCCTGAGCATGCCGGCCAGCGCCGCCTTCTCCTCCTTGGTGCTGCCCTCCCAGTCCGCGGGCAGCAGGTCGGTGGCCTTGAGGTCTTTGGCCCGGGAGATGATGTGGGCCTTGGCCTTGGCCTTGTCCTTGGCCCGGCCGTAGGCGTGCACCGCGTTCTCCAGGTCCTCCCGGTTGACGATGGGGAAACTACCGTCCGGGAGGGCGTGGCCCTTGTCGGCCAGGTCCTGGCGCTCCTCGTCGGAAAACTCGCGTTTATGCAACTTCACCAGGTCCTCTTCACAGGAGGCGATTTCAAGCTTGATGGCTGCAATCGCTTTGGTTGCCTCGGCCTGGTGCATATTGCGGGCATCTCTATGGTAAGCCGCCGCCTTTTCATTGCCCTCCTTGTGATGAATTTTCATCGCCTGGTTGTGGGCGTTGGCGGCCTCGCCGTGGGCATTGAAGCCATCGTTCTTGGCGGCCTCGGCGGATTTTTCATTGGCCTTCTGGCTGGCCTCTTGGGCCTTATCACTGCCCTTGTCCCCCCCGCCCATAGCCGCGAAGGCCGCCTTGCGCTCCTCATCTGATTTAAAGCCGTCGGCGTCTTTGCTGAAGCTCATTTCCGCCACGCTGCCGTCCACCTTCACCAGGGTGTAGCGGGCCGTCTTCAGGCAGGGGTTGTCCACCAGGGAGACCTCCTTGGGGAGGGCGGTGAAACGGGTGAACTCCCCGTCCTGCCAGCGCTTGGCGTAGGAGCCGCCGATGGAGATGCCGGTATAGACCCCCTCGATGCACTTCTCCAGTTCGGCCCGGTCCACAATCTTGGCGGCGAAGTCGATGGCCTTCTCCTCATCGAGATAATCAATCTCGGTGAGCTTGCCGACGGCCACCTGGCCGTGCATGGCCCGGACGTTGCCTTTGGAGAGGCCGCCGGTGGCCTGGGCGAACTCCTCGCTCCACTTCTGGAAGTTGGGCTTGGAGGTCTCGTAGTCGAGGATCTCCCCGGCCGAGTCCGGCATTTCCTGGGTCATGCGGCCGAAGATCATGCCCGCGGCCGCGTCGACCTTGGTAAGCTGGGCGAATAGCTTCATAGTTGCACTCTCCTTGCCTTTACTGGCCACTGACCACTGGCCACTTTAATCAAACGTCTCCGCCGAGGTCTTGGAGGCCACGGTGAAGCCGCAGATGGTCTCCGCGGCGACGGTCAGGGTGTCGGTGTCGGTGGCCGCAGGGGTCCCTCCTTCAGTGATCAGCACGGTGGCCACCCCGTTGACGAAGGTCAGGGTGGTGGAGGCGATGGTATAGGTGCCGCTCCCTGAATTGTTGACGTGAGCGATGGCAACCCCGGTGGCCACCGCCCGGTTGTACCAGATGTGGGTCTCACCCGCGGCGTTCTGGAGGGTGACGGTCACGGTGCGGTTGGCAAAAGAGGCCGCCGCGGTGGTCAGGGTGGCGGGGGAGACCACGAAGACCAGGTCGCCGGACAGGGCGCCGCGCATGAGCACGTAATGGAGGCGCTCGAAGCCGGCCTTTTCGTAGGCCGCCAACTGGTCGGCAGTGATGGTGACGTGGCCCAGGGCATCAGGATAGACCCGGGCGCCGGTATTGTCCGTATAGGCGGTGATGCCGGCCGGGGCCTTCATGATGATGGTCTGGCTCTGGGCCAGGGCGGGCGCGTTCAAGAGCAGCATTAGAGCGCACAGGAATAAAATTGCTTTTAAAAGTCTTTTCATGTCATCCTCCTTTTCAGTGATCAGTGATCAGTGATCAGTGATCAGTTTGGTTGCCTTAGCTTCAAAGTTTTTGCCGTTGCCTTTACTGATTACTGTTTACTGATTATTGATTACTCTTCCTCAGTTACCGGGATCATGTCGCAATCGCACTCCGGGTGCGCCGTGGGGCGCAGGTGGCCGGAAGGGAATTCCTCTTCCAGCGGTATTTCGCCGGCGTCGGCATTTTCATCGCACTCATCATCCTTCTTGTGCTCGCTGCCCAGGAGCCAGATCTTGCCCTTCACCACCCCCGAGGCCTTGTAGGCCTGGAAATTCCCTTCCTGGTCGGCGTTGGCCACCTCGGTGCGGGCGATCAGCCCGGCCCGCTTGCCGCTGAAACCGTAATTGTCGGCCAGCTGGTCCGCCAGCTTCCCGGTGCTCC